GTAGTGGTAGAAGATACCAGCAACCTATTTTCATTAATCGTTATTTGATATATACCACTGCCTACCTTTTCACACATTTTAACTGCATCAGAAAACTTCTTGCTTGTTGTTTTTGCTATAGAACGTAAGGTTGTTTTATTACTAATCGCAAACCCTTCTTCGCTTTCGATATTCCCACTAAGGTTTCTTACACTCCTTAGAATATTATCTACAAAGGGGTGTCTTTCTAATGTGCGGAAAAAAGATTTTGTTTCAGTATTACCACTTATGGAAAACTGTCCGTTATCTACACTCAAAGTAACAGCACCATTCCGCATATATTTCATAGCGGTTGTGGCATCTATTACTACATTACTTAGTCGCGTTATGTTGGCCGCAGTAATTTTACACCAAATAAAAGTAGAACTATCTGCATTAGCAATATTTAGTTTTGTTTCATCCGTCCATATCATAATTTCATTTCCTAAAGAACTGTTTTTTGTGCTAGAGCCTACGGCCCATTTACCTTTACAAATAACAGTTTCTATTGCTTTCTTTAAATCTTTACAATCTACTGTCGTCATTTAATCACCTAAAGGTGGAGCAGTTTTATGACTTACTCAGGTCTATGCAACTCAAAGAGTTCCGTCTTTAATTTGCGGAAGGCCGTGCCACTTGACTTGACCGCCTTCGTTTTCCATAATTAGGAATTTCTGTCCTAAGTTTTCTGCGTTTGTCTTTGACTTCTTTACTGTAGCATATAATTTAAGAGATTTACCGCGTTCTTCACGACTCATCTCAATATACTGGTAAAGTTTTGCAGTAGTGGACTTTTCCCAATCTGGTTTAGTCCCCACAATTTCAAATCCATCATGAACTTCCTTCATATGTGTAATGAAGAACTTATGACACCTTAACTGTAGGGCTGCTTGAAATAACCTTTTATACATAGCATTTCTAGCATACCATTGGGTAGGGACCATCTTAACTTTATCAGCCTGTCGAGGGTCACCACCTTTAATATGATTTAGCCTAGCAATCATATTTGTTGTATCTAGCCATGAATCGAGTCCATCAAAGATAATAGCCTTTACTGCTTCTACTTCTACGACTTCATCCTCATATTCAATCTTTCCAGTTTCGATTGCTTCATTAACCATAGCCATAAAGAAGCGCGACATATCTGCCGTCTTCTCGTAATCTACAGTCATATCCTCATTATATACATAAGGATTAAAGATAACAACCTTTTCATCAGAACTCCAATGTTGTCTCCATGTAGGTTCTGCACCTTCATCGTAATCTAATACGAAAATCCAGTGTGAATCCAATTCATCATCTGTTCGACAATCAAGACATGTTCCTGTTTTACCGTCACCGGGATTACCACTAACGCCACAAACGAGATATGCTTGCTCTTGTTCTAGAAGATTTTTACGTTGACTCATCGCTCGCATCTTTGCTAACTTGAATGCACTCTCTCCTAGATTTTCATTAGCCTTAGTTAAAACAGAACCTGCTGCCTTACCTGATTTACTTCCAATACCCATTAATTCACCACCTTATGATGTGTAGCGTATTGTTCCTTAATTGCATTAAGGTCCTTTTCACTAACTTGGCGGGTATACATTTTACCACTTGTTGTATGTAGTCGAAGTGAGAATTGACCTTTTTCATCATCTAACTCCTTCCACTCTAAACTTTCCACCTTTCCAAAATCAACTACTAACTGATTTAATTTTACAATCATTTCTTTCACCTTTTATGGTTGGGCTTCGCACCCATTTGACCGTCATTTGCCTACGATTACACTTTGTTGATGAATAAATCACCAATACTCAATACCGTTTTCTTCGTCCGAAGTGTCAGGGGCTTCTGGATTACCTAAAGCCACACGGGGCAATACACCATATAGATTAATTGAAACTGGGTTCCATTCATCTTCTATCGTATTACCATTCTCATCCTTCTTCTGAGTTTGATTTGTTCGACCAATTACAATAACATCGGAACCCACTCCGAAGTCAATGTTTAGATACGAAGGAACCCAAATTGGGGTTGAATCAGGAACATCATCTGATTCAAAGCCGTAATTTGCTTCTGCCGATTCAATCCAAATTGTTCGGTTTCCTGTGCGTTCATTGGCGGTTAGATTCATACTGCTAACAATACCATCAGTAATTACCAATTTCATACCCGGTTCATTGCGAATAGAATCGTGATAATCCTCAATTTCTAGTAGGTCTGCAATATATTCACCCATGTTTTCAACCAAAAGGTCTTCCATTACTAGACCATCCGTATTAACATATTCATCCCCTTCAGGGTCCATAACATCATTATAAGTTAGGGACTCAAGGGTTTTTCCACGAATACCATATACTGCGTTTCGGTCTTCATTAAACAATCCGAATAGGTGAACCCATCGGAATGTGTCACATGAGAAGTTTTTAGCAGCATCATTCTTTAGTCCCAAAGTCCAATACTGAAAATCACCATCTTCCTTTCGACCAATAAAATGCGCTCTTAGCCTGTATTCTTCTGCTGGTAGAGGCTTACCATAGCGAGGATTTGCATCTCCACTACCGAATGCCTTAATGTTATCAAGTGGAACAATCCACTTAGCATCGTCTTCTGTTCCAACTTCCATAGCGGAATTAGGAACTTCGGGGATATTCTTTGTATCAACATCTCCGTTTACGATTTGTGACTTTTCAAATACGCCAGCAGATACTTCTGTAATTTCAGCAATATCTCCCGCGTTGAAAACTTCACTTGGATTTGCATTATATCGAGACATAATGTTACGTCGTCGCCATTCTTGCACATCTCTTGCCTGTT